GACTATAGTATTCTGTCTTCCAGGTCGAGGTTGTTCATATACGTTTTTAAAGAATTTTGTTCAACTGTGCTTTGATATGGTACAGTCTGGCATGAGTATTCAGATTAGTCAAGATTATTCATCAATGGTTAACTTTGCACGATGTAAAGTATTAGGTGCAAATGTTCTTCGTGGTGCAAAGCAAAAACCTTGGGATGGTAAACTACAGTATGATTATCAACTATGGATTGATAATGACATTGTGTTTAATGTGGAGAAGTTCTGGCAACTCTGCGATCTAGCAATCCCTGCGGAAGGTGAAGAAAGAAAGATCGCAGCAGGCTGGTATGCTACAGAGGATGGACATACTACCTCAGTTGCTCACTGGTTAGAAGAGGAAGACTTCCGTAAGAATGGGGGAGTTATGAATCACGAGACTGTTGAGTCAATGGGCAAACGCAACAAACCTTTCACAGTTGACTATACTGGTTTTGGATGGTTATTAATTAAGAAGGGCGTATTTGAGCACGAAGGTCTTAAGTATCCTTGGTTTGCTCCGAAGATGCAAGTATTTGAGTCTGGTGAAGTACAAGACATGTGTGGCGAGGATGTCTCATTCTGTCTAGATGCCATTGAAGCAGGTTTTGAGATCTGGTGTGACCCTACGATACGAGTAGGACATGAAAAGACTCGGATTATCTAAGAGTTCTTATGAAAAAACCGCCGTAAAATCGGCCGCCGTAAACATTCAAAGGAGATTCTAAATTATGGGAATGAGATCGTTAACAAACAACGAACAATACGAAGCAACCCCTAAAAAAACACGACAAGGAAACGGAAAACATACAAAGTATGCTCCAACCAGTCGAAATAAAGCAAAAAAACGCTATCGAGGTCAAGGAAGAACCTAGAAAAGCATAAAACCCCCTAAAATTGGGGGTTTTTTAATGAAATAAATAGTTTTTAACTATAATGGAGTAACCACTGGTTATGGAAGAGACTAGAACAAGTAATACTGATCAAAAAAGGAGAATTCTCCAAGAAGTTGCTCATGATGACTCACCAATATACGAGGGAGAATGTGAAAAAGAAGAAAAACCATTATAGATATACTATAAGTGTATCATAGTTGAATGGCTATTACAATTTCTCGTGCATTTAAGGATATTAGTCTGTCTTTTAAAAAGCATCCAGTGACTAATGATGTAATTGCACTTAAAAACGAAGATGCTATCAAAAAATCTGTCATTAATTTGTGCAGAACTCGTTTGAATGAGAGATTTTTTAATGATTTATTAGGTACATCAATTGAAGATTCATTATTTGAATTGGCTGATGGTGAAATTGGATCTTCAATTGAAGAAGAGATTAAAACATTACTGAATAACTTTGAACCAAGAATAGCATTGACAAATGTTTTTGTTGATGATCAATTGGATAATAATGCTTTATACGTTACTATTAAATATGATATTGTAGGTTTACCTATTCCACCACAAAATATAGAGTTTCTATTACAACCTAGCAGAGTATAATGTCACTTAATCAGTTTACCAATTTAGATTTTACCACTTTACGTGCTCAAATCAAGGATTATTTGAGATCTAACTCGAATTTTACTGATTTTGACTTCGAAGGGTCTAATTTTTCCATATTAATCGATACTTTAGCATATAATTCTTACATTACTGCTTATAATACTAACATGGCAGTCAATGAATCGTTCATTGATAGTGCTACTTTAAGAGAAAATGTAGTTTCATTAGCAAGAAATATAGGTTATGTACCAAGATCGAAGAAATCATCAATTGCAAACGTCAATTTCAACGTAGATGTTGCTTCTATAGGAGCAAATACTATAAAACTTCATAAAGGAGTTGTTGCAGTAGGTAATGTACAGAACGGATCATACATTTTTTCAATTCCAGAAGATGTTACTGTGAATGCTGACACTTCAAATATCGCAACTTTTGATAATTTGAGGATTTATGAAGGAAATTTACTTACAAAAACCTTCACAGTTGATGCATCTCAACCAAATCAGAAATATATTCTTCCAAATTCCAATATTGACACCTCTACAATTAGAGTAACAGTAAGAAATACAAATGGTATTGAAGAAGAGTACACAAAATACGATAATATCTTCCAAGCAGACTCAACTTCTAGGTTATTCTTGGTTCAAGAGATAGAAGATGAGAAATATCAGATACTTTTTGGAGATAATACTCTTGGTAAGAAAGCAGGAGCAACAAAAGACTCTCCAAGTGGTGATGGAAGTGAAATAACTATCACATATATTGTGACAAATGGAGAATCTGGTGACGGTGCATCAAACTTCACATTTTCAGGTAGATTAACTTATATTTTGGGTAGTGCTGATACTCCTATTACAGAAGGTATATCCCCTGTAACGACTGTACAAGGGTCTCAAAATGGTGCAGAGATTGAATCTATAGATTCCATCAAATATCTTGCTCCAAGGGTCTATGCGTCTCAGCAGAGAGCAGTGACATCAAATGATTACATTAGTTTGATACCAACATTATTTGCAAATGTTGATTCTGTAACTGCATATGGTGGTGAAGAATTATGTAAGTTATATCACAATGTATATGATTTGCCAATTGCTATATGCAGATTCTATAATGTATATG